CGAATCAAAGACTGGGAAGATAAGGTTAACGGTAAAGAGATATTCTTCTTTGCTGATTGTGATTACAAAACGCGCATTCTAACGGAGAATCCTATTACAATTACAAAACCTATGAGTTCTAGATATACGTTTGATAAACCCATAAAGTCTATGATTTTACCATCAGGTGCTAAAGTTAAAGGATATAAGGATGATACTTATTCTGTCAGTATTACATACGGGGGACCGAGGGTGATGAGATGTATTCCAAACTCACATGAACCATTCAGATATGTCATTATATCAGACATTTAAGTTCATCGATTTTTTCAAAAAAGAGAATCATGATTTCCAAAGTTTTATAGTTATTTTCTCCTAGGAAACTTTCAATTACATCATCCAATCCAGTGAAAAACCCAGTTAATTTAAGCTCTTCTTCTTCTTGTTCTGTAAACGATTCAAGTTTATATATATAGTGTGACAATAGTGTTCGAACTTCATCAATATTTTCACCCTTCCAATTTTCAAGCATACTCTTGATCTCTTGTAAGTTAAATTCATTTACGAGTGCATCGGATATACATCGTTTTGAAATCAGAAGTAGGTCTTTACCGGTATCCCCACCTATGTATTCTCTGAATATACTTTCAATAGGTTTCATACCTCGTATGGTAAATATGGGTTCAAAACTTGATGCATAGTAAGCTTTGGAAAAGTCGTTTATAGTTGATATGACGCTTTTAGCAGTCATCTTATCATCTTCCCAATCTCTTGGTAATTGTTTTAGATCACGCAGTCTAAACCTTTTTACGACGTATGGTTCTGTCCGCGGAATTAATCCTAATTTAAATAAACAAAGTGCAACAAGTGGCACAATCATATTACAAACTAATTCTAATTCTTTATACTTAAAAATTGTTTGAAAGTTGTTATATAGTTGTTTTCTATAAGTTTTGTGTAATCATATTCATCGTCATTCATATCATCGTATGACAAATATGCTTCACTGAATACTCGTTTAATAGTTATATCTACATTATCCAAGTAAAGAAAAAATTCAGATAGTTCATTGTCAGACATGGTATCCAATTCTAAATCAAATTTGTAATCAGAGAACCAATGTCTCGGTGCACCAACTGCATTTGTATCATATACAAGTAACCTTCTTGAAATAAATTCTTCAACTATTCCGAATGGTTGTAGACCGATTTCATCAGACAGATAAGATGAGGCCATCAAAGTATGAATACCTCCACTTATCTTGCGAAGAAAGTTTTTTTTGGTGTCGGTAATTGTGAATGACATTTTGTCTTAAAATATAAATTCTATTCACAACTTAGGTATTTAAAGTTTTTATTTGAATACTACTTATGACCGAATTCAAAGACGATTTACACGAAACAAATAAACTTATCCGAGAAGTTATTCTTCCCCACATGGTCAAGCTTGAGATGGAGATTGCATCCTTACGTAAACATGTATGGCCCTACGTCCAGGCGAGAAAGGAACAGTTTATACTTAATGATCTTGAATCAAAACGAGAATTTTTAAAATTTTTGGATGAAGATACAGTTTTGGAGTTATTGAAACTAAAGGCAAAAATATCATCCTCGAGTTTTGAATTACATAAAAGAGAATATGATCTTACAAAAAATTTTTGTTAGTATATATTAAAAAATGAAACCTGCTCTCGCCATCACATTACTCCTTTTGGCTATGATGTCGTCTGGAGTTGCAGCCTTAATTGTTTTTGCTTCAAAGGATGACGAGATGATTGGTCCCAGTGCGGGTCCCAGTGCGGGTCCCAGTGCGGGTCCCAGTGCGGGTCCCAGTGCGGGTCCCGCACCCATAGAAGAATCATCCCCAGACAGTGAAGATACCCCTACCACAGAGGGATACAAAATTAAGTATTCGGATTTTTAAATATGTGTATACAATAAATGCTTCCTATCTTAATGATACCCGGGGTTTCTGATCTCCTTCCATCTATCCCAGGGATGGATTTACTACCAACTACTTCAGAGATGTATAATGTCAAAACACCATTGCGTCTTTCGACGATTGGTTCGTTTGTTTGTTGTATGTTTATGTTTGTCAATGTTATTCAAAAGTTGGGTCCCCTCCCCAAGGGTCCACCACCAATGATGGCGATGCTCCTAGGTGCTTGTGTGTGTTCTATATTTTCAACGGGACGTATAGGCTTTGATATCAAGAGGCGCCTTGCTCCAGAAAAAAAATAAAAAGGCTAAAGTAAAAGATGGTTGATCCAGCAACTGCAGCTGCTGCGACAAAAGCTACAATTGACATCGCTAGTGTAGTATTTGATAGTTCTATCGGTTGTTGCACTGCACCATGGTTTCGGGGCAGTTGTGTGAAGGGTGGTGGAACAGCTTATTGCCATAAATGTGGGTATCATTATTGTCGGTATCACTACCCTGTAAACAATTATGGTCTACAAGGTGGTCATGTTTGTTCATGAGTATAAAGAATTTACTATTATAAATAGTAAATGGTTGGTAAAAATAAAAATGAAGTTTCAACTCGTCTCACACCTGAACAGTGTCTACAACAATCAATGGATTCTCGTGTAGATGCGATGAACAAAGCTCTTGGGGGTGAGAGGGTTCGTTACAGATCTTCGAGAAACCCAGATAGTTTTGTATCCTTTTTGGAGGGTCGTCTAGAGATTTGGGATGAAGTGAAGGATAAAACCTTCCACGGTACAAGGATGTATGAGAAGACTAAGGAAATCCTTGAGTCAAAAAGATTTGGGGTTGAATAGAAAATAAAGAAAATTCAGTGTGTATACACTCACGTAAAATTGGTACTTTGATACTACCAATTTTACGAGACAGTTTTGCTCTTCGTTTAGACATTATCTTAACTTCCATCGGTTATGATTTCACTTAGGCGATCGAGTTCCCGCCCCTTTCGTGTCATCTCATGTTTTAGTTCTTTGATTCGTTCTTTCATTACGTTATCCATTTCATTTTCATTTAAGTGAACATTTTCGAATATAACATCATAACACGAGTGGTGAAGTATATCTGTCATTAGAATTTTCCATTCATCGTTTACATTTGATCTGAGACGAACTGTCAGATAATACGAGTGTGTTCCGGGATCTATTTGGAGTGTTGAGGTTGACAAGCGTTCGGGTATCATAAGATTAAGTAAATTTTTGGGGTGTTGGTGATTTGTTTTGAAATTTAATACACGGATGTCGTTTGTAACTTTTTTTATTAGGTTATAACGATGAAGAGCGGGTCGTATTACCATTGTTTGGGGTAGTTTATCACTCTGTGTAACATCCATAGTCACTGTATTACCGAATATACCTATCCCACAACCACTAACATTGGTGGCTATACTCTTGACAGTTATTTCAATCTCATATTTTGTAAAGTTTGCGAATATTACGTTTGTTAGGGTTGTTTCCCTCATTTTGGAATATTTATTACGTTTTAGTAGGGTACATCCACCCAAATGTCTCATTGTTGGACCTTTACAAAAGCAAGGGGTTTTATTGAGATTCTTTTTCTTTTTGTAGTAGTCGTGTAAAAATGAACGCAATGTTGGGTCAATTGGTCTGTACCATTTAAGGTAGTCACTGGGTGCTACCTTCATTTACAATAACCGGGATTTAATTACCGAATGCGACACCGGCCATACCATTCTTGATACGAAGGATATTGTAGTTCACTGCATAAACGCGGTGAAGTGCGTTGCCACCTGTTGGTCCAACAATCGAGAGTTTGGCATTGTCGATGCGCGAGAAGTTTAGGGTTCCAGAGGGTTGCATCTTGCTCAAGTTGAGACAGAATGGCCATGTGAAGGTGGGGAGATCTAAGAGAACATCATCGGGGAGATCCGTGCTGTGCATTTCGGGAACGACGTTGTGGTGATACACTGGGGATGTATCTTCAAATAGAGCAACGCCATTGATGTAAAGAGAAGACTTTGAAAACGTGAACTCGGAGTCCCAGTTGGAAGATGTAGCATTTCCTGATACGAGGTGAAGAGATTTCACGGGGTGGTTAAAGTAACTGAGATCCATAGTGGTGTCTGTGTTAGTGGCTGGCTGGTATTGTGTTTGGGTAAAAAGGATTTCATGATTGGTGTCTGTAAAGAATTTACGTTCATCTGTATCTAAGTAGATGTAGTTACCATATACCTTTGGTGTTCCATCGGGGGTGTACCCATCACGGCATTTGATGCGAACTTCAACTTCATGATACTGGAGAGCAACGAGAGGAAGGGATTTAGTCCAGTCTTCACCAAAGAAGAAGGGAATCATGTAATGATTTCCACCGTGGTTGGTTTTTTGGGTGTTAGTGGTGACAGTCGCAGAAGCCTTTGCCGCATTGTCACGGAGAAGGGGGTTGTGAACACCCTGAATAAAAAGGGAGTCGAGGGTGCACACCATTTGTCCACCGATCCACAACTGGAATTCGGTTGGAGACGATGCATTTCCTGAAAATAACCCGTTATTGTTATTGTCAATACCAGCGATATTGGCGTCTTCAATCCATATGTAGCTCATGAGGTCACCCTTGGAGCGGATGGGGATAGTGACTTCGTTATTCGCACCGAATGTGCCGATGTAATCTAAGCGCTCTGGCTTCATGGCAAAGTTGGTGTATCGTTTGTAGTTTTGACGGAAAAAGCTGACCTCGGGGTCTCCTGTGATATAGACATCCTGGGCACCTACCGAAACAAGTTCGATTAAAGCAGCTGACATTTATTAATAAATGATATTAAAAATCTGGCTCATAATAAACATATGGTAGTTTTTCAGGCTCTGACTTGGGAAGCTCGTGACGAAGATGACGAACATTTGATAAGTATTTTTGGTAAAACGGAAAGTGGGAAATCCATATGTGTAACCACGTCATTTACACCTTACTTTTTTATTAAACTCGATTCGAGAGTTTCAGCAAAGGAACTTTATAAAACTATCGATGAAAAATGTCCTGAATGTGTAATTTCTTATTCGGTTATGGATTCCAAGGATGTTTGGGGGTTTCAAAATAATCAGATGTTCCGTTTTATGAAGATAGATTTTGTAAATCTCCAAACGCGTCGTCGTGTGGATTATTTTCTAAGGCGTCCATTGCATTTATATTCTTCTGGACTTTTTAAAGCTAAAGTATATGAATCAAATTTGGACCCAGTTCTTCGCCTGATGCATCGAACTGGTATACAATCAACGGGATGGTTAGACACTGGTGATAAATGTATTCGCTCTCATCTGGCTAATGTAGATATTGATCTATTTTGTAATGATTGGACTACGTTGACGCCCGTTAATAGGGATGACATTGCACCATTTGTAGTAGCATCTTTTGATATTGAATGTAACAGTTCTACAGGTAAATTCCCGGATGCTGATGTTAATGGGGATGCGTGTTTTCAGATTGCGATTTCCCTATGTAAGTTTGGCACCGATGAGCCATACGAAAAGATATGTCTGTGTTATAAAAATACGAGTGGACCTGATGTGAGGAGTTTTGACACTGAACGGGAAATGCTCGAGGCTTTTCAGAAATATATACAAGAAAAGGATGTAGATATTATAACGGGTTGGAATATATTTGGTTTTGATCTTGAATACATATACAAACGAGCTTTTATTTGTGGGTGCAACTCTAACTTCTTCAAGCTTGGGAAGCTCAAAGATCAGAGTTGTGAAATTGTTGTGAAAAAATTGAGTTCGAGTGCTCTAGGGGACAATCTTCTAAAACTTTTCCCTATGTCCGGTCGTTTTGTTTTTGATATGTTTCACGAGGTCAAGAAGGGTTACAAGTTGGATTCTTACAGTTTGAACAATGTTTCAAAATTATACATCGGTGACCAAAAATTAGACATGTCCCCAAAGGAGATGTTTGCTCGATATCTCGAGGGTGATCCGGATAAGTTGGGTGAAGTTGCAGACTATTGTATTAAGGATACTTTACTGCCCCACAAGTTGTTGAAAAAGATGTGTATTCTTTTGAATCTTTTAGAGATGGCAAAAGCTACATGGGTTCCGTTATGTTATCTTGTGGAACGAGGGCAACAGATTAAGGTATTTAGTCAATTGACGAAGAAGGCCCGTGAAATGGGGTTTATGGTTCCAACTATTCGTTATGGTGCGATACCCGAAGAACCCTATGAGGGTGCCACGGTTCTCGACGCACAAAAGGGAGCGTATTACACTCCAATCACAGCACTGGATTTTGAAGCACTGTATCCCTCTATCATGATGGCCCATAATCTTTGTTATTCTACGTATGTCATGGATGAAAAGAATTATGGAAATATTCCGGGTGTCACATATGAAACGTTCGAAATTGGGGATCGAAAATATAAGTTTGCTCAAGGTGTGGAAAGTCTTTTACCAAGTATTCTTTTAGAGCTTAAACAATTTCGTAAAAAAGCCAAGAAAGATATGGCCGCAGCAACGGGTTCTATGAAAGAGGTCTACAATGGTAAACAATTGGCCTACAAAGTTTCGATGAACTCCGTTTACGGTTTTACGGGGGCTGGTAAGGGTATTTTACCGTGTGTTCCAATTGCTTCTACTACAACGTGTCGGGGTCGAGGTATGATTGACGAGACGAAAAAATATGTAGAAGAGAACTTCCCAGGCGCAAAGGTGAGGTACGGAGACACTGATTCGGTGATGGTTGAGTTCGATGTGGGTGATCGTAAGGGGGTGGATGCGGTTAAATACAGTTGGGAAGTTGGGGAACGCGCCGCGGAAGAATGTAGTGCCCTATTCAAGAAGCCAAACAATTTGGAGTTAGAAAAGGTATATTGGCCTTACTTTCTATACTCTAAAAAGAGATACGCCGCCAAGTTGTGGACGAAGGGAAAAGATGATCAAATGCATATGGACTATATAGACATCAAAGGTCTCCAAGTTGTTCGTAGAGACAATACACCTCATGTGAGGGAAGTGTGTAAAGAACTATTGGATGTAGTCCTCACATCAAGTGATCCCGGTCCACCCAGAGAACTTGCGAAGGAGCGAGCTATTGAACTTCTTTCGGGTGACGTTCCCCACGAAAAATTGATTTTGAGTCAATCACTATCGGACACATATAAAGTTGATGGTAAAAATGTCTCTATTACGAGTCCGGAAAGTGTTAATATTAATCAGGCACATGTTCAGGTTGTAGTAAAGATGCGAGAACGTAAACCAGGTTCGGAACCACAATCTGGTGATCGTGTTCCCTATTTACTCACAAAGACGGGAGATCCAAAAGCTAGAGCTTTCGAAAAATCGGAAGATCCGAAGTTTGTTGAAGAACAGGATATTCCTGTGGATTATCACTATTATTTCCAAAACAAATTTTTAAATCCTGTGTGCGATTTACTCGAACCCTTATTTGAAAACACCAAACAGGAAATTTTTGGTGAAATCATTGATCAACACAAACCACCGAAGAAGAAAAAGGAACCCTCGTTGACTGGTATGAAAAAAGAACAATTGATTGAGGAATGTAAAAAATTAAATTTGGATGACACTGGTAAAGTATTGGATTTACGAGAACGTATTAAAGAATATAGAATTAAAAAAAGTGTTAGTGTTGAAGACGTATTTAAAAACTACGAGCTATAATAGTATAAGAGATGAGTATTCCAGATAAAATCGTTGAACTGATAGAAGAAGAACTGAATGAGAGAATGAACACACTATTTAATGAATACGCGGATACAATTTCAAAAAAGCATGGAATATCTCTCAATATTTTATTAAGGGATCTTCCAGATATATGTTCAGTTACTTTATGTAAAGGGCAAAAAAGTGACGGACGAAGATGTATGTTTAAGGCCATCCACAATGGATATTGTAGACATCATAAAGAACAGGGTGAAAAAATCAGGCAACGGGTTCTAACCAGTGAACCTGAACATACACACGGAAATGAAATAATGTTTCTTAAAACTTGTCCAGCCTGTAATAAATATAAAGGGCTTATAGATATTAATCATATGTTTAACAATGAGTAAATCCGACATTCTGCTATCATCTATAAATACATTTTACACCGAAGAGAAGAATAAAACTAAACTATTGAACATTCTAGATAAGACGACGGGAATATCTCTCCGTAATTTGGAATGGTTTATTACAAATTATGCAAAAAAACATAACACATCTTACACGACCAAGGATGGTAAATTTTTCACAGTTCACTGCGCTTATAAGTCTAGCCTAGATGGATACAGTAAAAAATTGTTTGATCCGTTTTGTAGGTCCACAAAATTTCCATATACAGTCCCAGGAACATCTCATGAAATTCAAACGACACTTGCTCAGTTAAATTTCATCAAATGGTGTATCAAAAACAATATAATCGATTACATTAGTGATAACCGCGGGTTTTTATTTAATAAGCAATTGACATAAGTCCTTTTTCAAATGTGAAGGTTTGATACCCCGTATAATACATATTTAGGGAATATGTGTTTGAGGACACATCAACTGCTTGTCTATACACCGGGTTTATAGGGGCTGTATCCAACTTTACTTCTATTGATGTTTTGTCGGATTTAATTTCACTAAAATCAAAGTTTCCCGACGGTTCCACATTGATCGGATTCATCGAGAAACTATATGTATATATGTTCCTATAAGGTCTAGCTAATCTATTTCTTGATGGAACGAGATATTTATAATATATATGCCCCGTGTCTAAGAGATTTGGTAGTTTAAATCCATCTATAGAGAATGACGTAGATTCCATTATGGGGTTAAAAATAGATTCTTGGTGTATGAAGGCTGCGTTAGATGAAAAATTGAATCTATTCTGATACGCATACGTTTCAGCATTCGACGCATTAAAACCCCATGCATCCGTTGATACATTTTCATCCTCAAATGACGTATTCCTGAGAAACCAATGTAAACATTTGACTGGAATGTTGGGTACAAGATTAGTCTTGATTGTATTTTCACCAATGACACTTATGGTAGAGGGGTGTTTTCTGACTAGATCTGTGATTAAAGTTTGCCTTTCCTTTAATAAAAATATTTTTTCTTCCGCGCTAACGGTAATCTCTTCGGTTACGATGTCAAATGAAGATATTTCTAAATTTTGGGTTGTGTTTGAGAAGAATGATTCCTTATGGAATTCCAGTTCAAATGTAAGTTTTTGTTTATACGCGGAACATAGGGGGAAGTATGGGCGATTTGGTTTATTTGAGGAATATTCATCACTGGCATATTTCCTCGAAAAGAAAAAGTGGAGGGGTATAACTATGTCGGCTTTACTTTGTGCGACCATGGGATTTGCCACTTCGGGAGTTTGATCATATCCTATATTTCTGTTTACAAGAAATCTATTGGCAACTTTCTCAGACATTTCTAAATACAGTTCATCGTATATAATTCCCCAATCGTCATGTATTTTTTCAATCTCCAGTTCGTCAACAAACATAGTGACACTTTTGAGTATGTGTCTACCCAATTGATCTGCGTAATTTTCACCCGAACTTAGCGCGGGCATTGTGATACTCAACCACATGTTGCTCAAGAGGTCTCCCATATTGGTTGGATTGAATTGAACTTTAACAGTTTCCCCGAATGGCCACCCAGCTATTTGTCCTTTATTGACAACTTGGTGACTTCTATGATATTTTCGAAACTCGGAGTGTTTTGGTGGAGCTTCGTAATTAAAGAAAGATTCTTCTGGGTCTTTGGAAAGCAGGTGGGTGTCCTGTTTTCCAATAGCATTGAGGGAAATCTTAGCAGCTTCACCCATACTTACTATTGTTTATATATTTTTAATATCCATTTTCCACATTGTGAGGTGACTGGTTTTCATTATACGTTCCAATTCTTCGTTCGCTTCTTTAGACTCTTTGAGGAGGGAAACCACAGACTCCTCGGTATACTGCACCGTCTTGATGTTGAGGAGGTAGTCGTAGTTTCCCTCAATTTTTGGGAACGTCTGGGACATCTCAGCCTCCAAGTCCTTCTTCTTTTTCTTGAACACCACGAGGTCCCCCTCTATGACCATAGAGACAAACTTCGACTTGTGGCTACACATCACAGCTTTCTTCTGTAACACATCTACAAGGTGTGCCTTTCGCTTCTTGTAGTGTTCCAAACGGAGTTCCACAAAGTCTCTGAGAATCTCTTCAGCATTCGCATACTTGTGGATACCCCTAGTTGGGTGGAAGAGGTGCATGTTCGATGTGTGGAATGTCTTCTTCATCTTGAGGTCCTTCATCAAGTCCTTCCCGGTGTAGCCGAAGATTTCGAAATCCACATCCTCCGTGGTACTGTTGTTCGTGTAGCTGTTGATCATCTTCTTTTCCACAAGTGTGTCCAGGTACTCCTTGTAGTCCTGGGTCCACCTCCCGGGTGGAAGCTCGGTGACTTTGAGTCTGGAACCAGTGTCCTTGTAAATACCCTCTGTGATCCATAGACCGGCGTCATCCTTGTAGACACGTCCCTTGAAACCCCTAAACCATGGTTTCATCTCTATGAGGTCTTCACCCTCCAAAGTTCTCTTGATGTTCTCTTTGATATCTTCGGGATTGAAGGGGGGTACATAGCAACTGAAACCCGTACCGATACCTTCTGTACCATTCACGAGAACCATAGGTAAGGTGGGCATGTAAAAGTCTGGTTCGATGGGGCGTCCATCGTCGTCGAGGTAGTTGAGAACTGCATCATCCTTGGGGTCGAAGAGTTTCCGGGCCTCCTTGGTCAACTTGGTGAAGATGTACCTCGTCTGAGATGCATCCTTCCCACCCATCAACCTGGTTCCAAACTGTCCACATGGTTCGAGGAGGTTGATGTTATTGGACCCCGTGTAATCATTTGCCAACTTGACAATTGTATCTGCGAGGGAGACTTCACCGTGGTGGTAAGCACTCTTTTCAGCCACATAGGCTGCCAACTGCGCCACCTTCATCTCATCCTTGAGGTTCTTCTGGAAACAGGAATACATAACCTTCCGCTGAGAGGGTTTGAGACCATCAGCCACGTGGGCGATTGATCGCTTTAGGTCTGCGAGACTGAAGTTCACCAGATCCTTGTGAACAAAGTCTGTGATGTCAAGTTGCTTCACATTTCCATAGGGAACCTCAAGTTCCGAAGCCTCCTTGGCTGTGCTGTCTAGGAGCCAGGTCTTCCGTGAATCAGCCATCTTCTTGTCAAACGCAAGAACGATCGACGTGTCCGTCATGACATCCATGTCAAACTTGACTGTGAGATCCTGAATCTTCTTGAAGTATTCCCTCGCTTCCACAGATGTTGAGGTACCCAAACCCTTGTAGTACTTGATTTTCCACCCAGCCTTCCCAGAACCATACCAGTTTCGGAAAGCTGAATCAGTGTAAAAAGACATAGTCTCTGAACCCTTGGTTGCCTTGATGATTGGGGTCACCATAGAGACGACAAACCCCAATTTGAGGAGACTTGGCCAGAAGTAGTGGATCATGTTTAGGATGAGACCCTTGATGTGGGACCCATCGTTATCTGCATCAGTCATGATCATGAGCCTCCCGTAGCGGAGTTCAGACACATCTTTGTAGTCCTTACCCTGTTGGAGACCCAAAATCTTCTTGAGATCGTTGAACTCCTGGTTCGATGAGAGTTGAGCCACTGAGACATCCCTCACATTCTTACACTTCCCACGGAGGGGGAAGACCCCATAGTGGTCCCTTCCAACCACAGAGAGACCCGCGACCGCCAAGGTCTTCGCCGAATCACCCTCTGTCACGATGAGCGTACATTTCCCAGACTGTGCGGTGCCAGCCTTGTTCGCGTCGTCCAACTTGGGGATCCCTGTAATCTTAGACTTCCGGGCACCGTCAGACTTTTTGAGTTCCTTCATCTCCTTAAACTTCGAGAGTGCCAGAAGTTCATCTTGAATCCCAGTCTTTAGGGCATTCTTGATGAAGTTCTTCGGGGGATCAAACTTCGAGCCAAAGTCTTGGGACTTTGAGGTGCATTCAGACTTGACCTGGCTCGAGAACGTTGGGTTCTCGAGGGTCGCCTTGACGAAGATGTTGAACGTGTTCTTAACCTGTTGGGGCTTCAGTTTGATCTTCTTCGCCATGTCCTCGATGATTCCATTGGCCACTAGGGATGCCACGTGATCCACATGGTTCCCACCCTTAGTCGTGCAGATACCATTTACGAAGGACACCTGTTCCATACCATTCTCAGCTGGACCGATACATACAGACCACCTGTCAGATACGACGGAGCACACATTCTCGACACCCTCGTGCATCTTTGCGTAGGCTTCGAAGGACGTCTTTGGGAGAACATCTCCATTGAACTTCACCTTACAGTTGGGGGTCGTGCAGATGTTTGCATCCCAAACCCTCTTTTGGAAAATCTGGTAAATTGACTCGTCCATCTTGGACATCCCAAATCTCTTCCAGTCAGGGGTGAAAGTCACAGACACAGATGACGTGGCACCCGCGTGCTTCTTAATCTTGGGTTGGTGACAGGTTGTCATGTTGTTGGACCACCCCTGTGTGTAGGTCTGCTTCACTTCATGGTCCTTGATGATCACAGAGAAATCCGATGAGTAAATGTTGGTCAATTTGGCACCATAACCGTTTCGGCCACCAACGACACGCTTTTGGTTGTCATCATAGTTGGTACTCGTGAGGAGGTGACCGAAGGTGAGTTCGGGGTTCCATAGACCCTCCTTCTCATGCATTCGGACACCGATACCACCGAGGGGTCCGTTGTTCTCGATCGTGACAGAGCCTTGGTCCTTATCGATAGAGACGGAGATGGAGGTTACACCCTTGGGGTGGAGGGAGTTGCGGTCGATCGCATTGACGAGGATTTCATCAAAGATTTTCAAGAGAGCTGGGGAATACTTGAGATTCTTCTTGGTGAATGCATCACCTTGGAGAACCCAGTAGTGTTCCGTGCCAAGTTCAACTGGGCCGACATAGGAATCAGGTCTCTTGAGAATGTGCTCGATGTGGGTGAGCTTTTGGACGCTCTCCATTTAGATATACTTATTACAATTCAAAACTCTAACTTAGGTTTTCATTCTCGGCGAGGAGGAGGAAACATCTGGATCTCCACTGATTCATCCCCACTATCATTTTCCCAGATGAGCTTGTCACAGAGAAACTCCGTCAAACAGTCTACATCTTCGTCTTCGTCCACCTCGAGGTCCACGTCACCATCGGTAGTGGAGTGATGAATAAACTTGAATGAAACTGGGGAACCTCCCTTTATAACAACCCCTTCCCATACTTTAAATTGCTTGTATGGATTTTCAGTATCCTTTTTTACTTCATTAATGTCCTTCCAATTTTCATATTCATCAATGTATTGTTTAAAATCTGTATCATAACATTCGTTATAGCGTTTTTGTACTTTCACATGCCAATACTCGTCTTCTGTGAATGGGTCCTCCATTTCCAGGTTCATTGGTTTAAAGTTTTTAACATCGAAACGGGTGGGCAGTTTTTTCAGTTCAGTGATATAAGATTCGGGAGGGGTAGTCATTTTAATATACTTATTACAATTCAAAACTCTAACTTAGGTGTCTTCTATACACCGGAACTCCGAGCGAGAGACATCATTTAATTTAACACAATTGAGATCTTTAATTACAAAGTCAAGACTAATACTGAACATTGGTTATGTAATAATGTATAACCGGGCACCCATTTCTTGGGTGAGTTGACCAGACCAGATTGAACTCTTTTTTTATATGGGACTTCAATTTAATAATGTACATCAATTTATCTCGGGAGCTCAATCCCCGAACCCACAGAGAGTCATCAATTTTTACAAAGCCACCGCGCGCGACTCGCGTCGCATCTAACCTACGCCCATCCCGCATGATTTCAAAGACCTTCTCTCTATTCACATTCTGGAGACTGAGAAGTTCGCGCCAGAAATACATGAGTGTACGCTTAGTGATTGTGCTACCAATACGCGCCTCATGAACTTTGGGAAAACTGTAGTACCGATTAGATACCGTACCAGACGAGGGCGCGGTAGATTTATTGGATGGATCCAATATATGTTCCCCTTTGCATGCGAGAAGCTTTTCCGCAGGGATGTAGATATCAGTGAGTGGGTGAATGATTGTAGACATTTTTAGTTGAAAAAATAGTGTATTTGGTTTTGACTTAGGTATTGAAAATATATTTTACAATTCAAAACTCTAACTTAGGTTCAAACTTTTCACACACCTTTCTAAATCTGTATATACTCTTTTTAAAAATGTAAATTTTTTTACACCAATCTGTAAGGATTTGGGGTTTGGGTATATTGTTAGAAATGTATTCTAAATATTCTATATATTCTTCTAGTCTTATTTTAAATTTAAATATATAAACTTTCTCTTCCAATGTGAGTATCCTTTTATACTTGATGAATGGTATACAAGAACGTTTGGGTTCTTCGATAACAGGTTCTTTAATGTTTTCGAGATTATAAAAATCATAGTCAATACAGTCTAGACTGTGGCGTGAGAGAAAATCTAAATTATTTATGACTACAACTTTCATATATTTTTGAATTTTATCCAACCTTTTTACATGTTTTGTGTGTATTAAAATTTTTCGAATGAAATCATTCCATTTGATCAGGTTACATGTTTCTGTACCAAGTTTAAACCAGAAATTATAATTTGGAATAATTCTAACTTCTTCTCTGCACATAGGACATGTAGAAGTATCGCGTAATCTTTTCGCACCACACGATCTACACTTATTATCAATCCATTCGTTTAAACATTCCCCGTGATATTTGTGACCACAAGGTAATGATATTATACATTTGTTTGAATAGTCACAGCATATACTACACTCAAATGTTTCATCTAGTGGTTCTTCGGATGCCTGAACATAATGGGGAAGCAGATATTCATTAATTTCACACACCGGTATTTCCATATATTTATACACAATTTAAACTTTAACTCACATTCTATACTCATCCTTCTCCTTGTCTGAAAGTTTCCTCCACTCTTCACCAAGTTTTTTACCAATCTCACGAAATTTAAGTTCTGGATTGGCGGCGATGATCTCGGGACGTTTCTCCTTACAGAAGGCAAAATAGGGATTGACTTTCTTGACGGGTTCCTCCTTCTTGACGGGCTCCTTCTTCTTGACGGGTTCCTCCT